AAAGCTCAAAGATGCCGGTTTGTTTTATGGAAAGTAAGTGATAATGTTGAGTAAAAGAAAAGCACCGTTAAAAATCGATGCTTTTCAATCTTTACAGAGTCACTTACTTCACATTATTTTTTAGTGCTAAAATTTTTTAACCACTCAGCCATGTCATCTTCAATACTATGATCTGTAAAAGCAAGAGGATTCTCTGGAATAGAAATAACAGGTTCTGGCATTGTGATTTCAGCTTTAGCCAAAGCCTCTCTCTTCATTGCTGTATCAGCTCTAGCATAGCGTTCTGTTGTGTTTAAGTCAGAATGCCCCAAGATATCCCGGATGTATACGATATTGACTCCCGATTGTAGCATATGCATTGCCTTGCTGTGCCGCAATGTATGAGGAGATATTTTATCTGGAAACAGAACCGGGTTGCTGGCTCGTCCAGCGTTGACGTATTTATCTAAAATGTACTTCACTCCAGCACGTGAAAGCTTTTCACCGGATCTATTGGTAAAAATGTATCGCTCCTGTACAGAGGATATGTCTAGTTGGCATCTTGCAGCATATTCAGTAAGATATTTTACCGTTTGCGGAAGTAGTGGAACAATTCTTGTCTTATTGCCTTTGCCAGTTAGTGTTGCTATAGGCGGAGTTGCAAAACGTATGTCTTTGAACTTCAACTCAGTTATTTCGCTTACTCTTGCACCTGTGTCATAAGTTAGAGCTAACATAACTAGGTCTCGCAAACCGTCTGTTGTGGATGAATCAGGCTGATACAGGAGACATCTCATAGCTTCTGCAGATAAATATGTCATAGCAGGTTTTGGCGCTTTTTTCACTTTCATACTAAAAATATCCTCAGACAATTTTAGGAATTCAGGATTCTCGGTAGCAAGCCATCTACAAAAGGTGCGCAGAACTACAAATCGTTGATTACGTGAAGATATGCTACATCCACGTGTGTTTTCTAACCAGCCCATGAACTCCAGTATAAGATCTTTTGTAAGGAATGACATCGGTAGTCTCTCAGGTACTATTTGTTTCTCAGTTTTCAAAAATATAATCATAAGTGTAAAAGCATCCCTATAAGAAAGAATGCTGTTGACTGACAATCCTCGTTGTCCAGGCAAATATACCGTAAGATATTTATTGAGGTAATATCCGAAAGTGTCAAAATTCCGCATCTTCAATCACCTCCGGAAATACATCAGGTATATTGGTTTGGACACTGTCAACTATGGTTGATAGACGTTCTTCCGTTAGGCGCAAATATCGTTCTGTTGATTTTATACTTGAATGCCCAAGATAAGTGGATAGGATCGGCAATATTACGTAGAGATCATAACCTTCTTCAGTCAAACGATTCATGGCATTTACTGCAAATGTGTGTCTCAGATCATGAAGTCTTGGCCCCCTAAGCTTTCCCTCGTAAGGAATCCCACTTTTATGAAGTGTGATTCTGAAGCGTCCATAGACAGAGCCTGGTACTAGAGGCACTCCACGTCTGTAATAGAAAAAAGGCGAATCAACGTCAAGTTCTTGTTCATGTTCAACTGCATATGATCTCATTATTTGAGCCATAGATTTTGATATTGGTATTAGGCGTTCTCTATCCAACTTAGTATGTCGGAGCGTAATTACATTGGATTCAAAATCAATGTCTCTCAGAGTAATTTGTAAGGCTTCATAAATTCGTAATCCACTGGCATACAAGAGGCGAAAAAGGACAGGAATGCAAAGATGTCGATTCGGATAAGTTTTTGATGGTTGAATGTTGTCTACTGTATTCCAAATCGCTTTCATTTCATCAGCTGTGAAAACATGCGGCACAAATGCTGTATTAGCAGAATATCTGATCCAAGGAAGTTTCAGTTGCATATATCCAATTGAGAACAAATACTGAGCCCATTGAATGAGGGTACTAGCTTTGTTAGACCGAGTTTTCAGACTTTGATTAGTAGCATTGCTTATCCAGTTATAGACCACATCTTCTGGTAATTCACAATCTAGAAAGTTTTGCTCGCAGTACCTAGAAAACTGACGTAATGTCTTAGCTTCCGTTTCATATTTCAGTCCTGTAGCGCGTTTTAACTCCAAGAAGTCAAGGCATAACTTATTAACTTCTGACGAGTGGATTGGCTTTAAATATTGATTACTCATAATCTTGCACCTCCAAAGCACATTTACGAAGTTGTTCGATATCAATCCGTAAGTATGATGAGGCAGAATTGGAATCCACATGTCCTAGAATATTTCCTATCACATTCACGGGAGTATCTTTTTCTAATAATCTACTTGCAAGACTATGACGGAAGGAGTGTAGTCCATGTTTTCTACCACTTGGGAATTGGAATCCACTGGAACCGTAGTACTTATTGAACATATGGTAAACGATCCCTTGAGATAACTTCTGGTAGGGCAAGGTGTGCTGAACAAATATTTCAGATGCAATTGTATCAGGACGACCATTCATCCAATAGTCAATAACTGCCTTTCCTATCTGTTCAGATAGTGGTAAGCTCAGTGGCTCTCCAGTTTTTTGTTGTATGATGTTTAGAACTCCTGCTTTCCAATCAAAATCATCAATCTTCAAGCATAAAATATCACCAGTGCGGAGACCTAAATTCGCTGCAATTACCATAATTGCATAGTCTCTTTTTCCTAGTGGATTGGAGCGATCAATTGCACTAAGCATCTGACTAATTTCATCTTCACTCCACGTCTTATCGAGTTTTGCCTTGGCATAATAGTAAATTTTGGGCACATAGGTTGAGATATCTTTAGGACAGAGTCCTTTTTCATAAAAATACTGAAGAGCATGAATGGTTGTAAACCGCAAATTCACCAAATGTGATTTAGAAAAATGGGACAAAGTCTTGAAATAGTCATAGATATGATTTGCTTCGATCATACTAGGTTCTACACCCTTCGAATCCAAGAAACAAACGAATCGGTACAGATTCAACTCATGTGCCCGGCAAGTTGATTTGGCGTATCCATTGGCCTCGTATTCATGTACAAATTTTTCTGATACATCTCTGTATGCTTCGGGCCATTCTACTACTTCACCTGGTTTCAATTTTGGCACAAAACCATGAAGTTTGAAGTCAGTCAATGCTCGAAGTGCGCGTACTCTTTGCGTCAAGTAGGGCGAAAGTCTAGACTCGTCAATGCAGTTTTCTCCAATAGATATTTGGTATTTTTCGAGCATATATTGCTCGGCTAATTCGGCGCTGTAATGTTCAATACCTTTACTAATTGCAAAGTTGTAAACACTGCGCCACGTTCGCATACAGCAAGTCACAGAAGTATACGTGAAACCTTGTTCCTCCATGTGATTTCTGGCTGCTTGCATCAATTCAAGAAACTCAACACATTTACTGTTCATATGGTTCACCTCCTAAGAACAGTATAAAATATTATGTTAAGTTCTTTTCAACAAACTAAATTTTATCATTAAAAGTAGTGGCGAAATGTAAGTGGTTTATAGAGTTCTCATATTTAAATTATGATCAACTCAACATTATCACTTACTTTCCATAATATGCCTTATGCGAAGCTTCGCATAACGCGTTCGCAAATATCAAAGAAACGGAGGAACCTAAATGAAGAAGTTTTGGAACTGGGCACGAGATGAAAACACTGGTGTCAGAACACTCTACCTAGACGGCGTCATTGCCGAAGATTCATGGTTTGATGATGATGTCACCCCTAAGGCATTTAAAGCAGAGCTTACTGCCGGCGAGGGTGACATCGTTATTTGGCTTAATTCTCCAGGAGGTGATTGCATTGCTGCTAGTCAGATTTACGCCATGCTGATGGATTACAAAGGCACTGTTACTGTAAAGATTGATGGCATTGCCGCTTCAGCTGCCTCAGTCATCGCCATGGCAGGGACAACGGTGCTCATGGCACCAACAGCCCTTATGATGGTGCATAACCCTCTCACAGTAGCCATTGGAGACAGCGAGGAAATGAAAAAAGCCATCGCCATGCTATCTGAAGTGAAGGAGAGCATCATCAATGCCTATGAAATTAAAACGGGTCAGTCTAGAACTAAGCTCTCTCATCTTATGGATGCAGAGACCTGGCTTAATGCGAAAAAGGCCATCGAGCTTGGTTTTGCTGATGGCATCTTGGAGGATGAGAAGAAAAGAAATCAGACCGAGGACTTTACCTATGCCTTTAGCCGTAGAGCTGTTACCAACTCTCTGCTGGATAAGGTAAAACCCAAACTAGCAAAAGAGAATACTGGCACCCCAATTGAGTCGCTAGAAAAGCGGCTTTCGTTAATTCAACACTAAATTTTAGGAGGAAAACACTATGAATAAAATTCTTGAACTGCGTGAAAAAAGAGCAAAATCCTGGGAAGCTGCCAAAGCCTTCCTCGATACCAAAAGAGGTACAGATGGTATCGTATCCGCTGAAGACACAGCAACCTATGAAAAAATGGAAGCTGATGTGGTTGCCCTGGGCAAAGAAATTGACCGTCTGGAAAAGCAAGAAGCACTGGACCGTGAACTTTCAAAGCCCTTGAACACACCGCTTACCGGAAAACCTATCTTCCAGGGTATGGAATCTAAAGGCGGAAGAGCTTCTGCAGAATACCAGAAAGCCTTCTGGAATGCCATGAGAACCCGTTCAGGCGAGGGACTTGATCCGGTGATTAAGAACGCACTGCAGATTGGAACTGACACTGAAGGTGGTTACCTTGTACCAGATGAATTTGAGCGTACTCTTATTGAAGCCCTGGATGAAGAGAATATCTTCAGAAAGCTGGCCAACGTTATCTCCACCTCATCTGGTGATCGTAAGATTCCAGTTGTGGCATCCAAAGGTACTGCTTCTTGGATAGATGAAGAAGGTGCTATTCCTGAAAGCGATGATAGCTTTGGGCAGGTGTCCATTGGCGCTTATAAGCTAGGTACCATGATCAAGGTATCTGAAGAGCTTCTTAATGACAGCGTCTTTAATCTTGAAAACTACATCGCCAGGGAGTTTGCAAGACGTATCGGTAACAAGGAAGAAGATGCTTTCTTCACTGGAGATGGTTCTGGTAAGCCTACAGGTATCCTAGCTGCCACTGGTGGTGCACAAATTGGTGTAACTGCTGCAAGTGCTACTGCCATTACCGTTGATGAAATTTTGGACCTGTTCTACTCCCTTAAATCGCCTTACAGAAACAAGGCAGTATTCGTGATGAATGATGCCACCATTAAGGCTATTAGAAAGCTTAAAGATGGTCAGGGTCAGTATATCTGGCAGCCCTCATTACAAGCAGGAACCCCTGATACCATTTTGAACAGACCTGTTTACACTTCATCATACGTTCCTACCATTGCTGCATCTGCAAAATCTATTATCTTCGGTGACTTTGGTTACTACTGGGTAGCGGATCGTCAAGGCAGAGTATTTAAAAGACTTAATGAACTCTATGCAGCTACTGGCCAGGTTGGATTTGTTGCCACTCAGCGTGTGGATGGAAAATTGATTCTACCTGAGGCTATCAAAGTGCTTCAGCAAAAAGCGTAACGGAGGTGTCCTATGAGCTATAACACAAAGAATTATACCGAACAGGGCGGTGAAAAAACCGTCATTGGTGGAACACTTGAAATCAAGGATGGGGCGGTCGTTACTGGCCTCCCTGTTCTCGATAATCAAGCTGCAAGCACTGCAGCTACAGTAGAAGATTTGGTGACGGATTTCAATGCCCTCCTCACCAAACTTAAGACTTCAGGCCTTATGATTTCAGACTAATGAAAGGATGGTGGCGGTATGACACTGCTGGAAAAAGTAAAAGCAAATCTTATTCTTGATCACTCGGCTGATG